TGTGTTCACTTCACAATCCATCGATGCTTACTATGGCTTTTGCCATGGCGAGCTGCCTTATCGCACCATTGAGATGCGAGAGAAGGAGTTCAAGAAAGATTGGCATCAGCCGGTCGCCACCGTCAACTTCACTTCCTGGAATGGTCCGACAAGAGCTACCGAATGGAAGCACTTGATGTACAGCAATCCCAATCCAGATGTGACCGTTGTCACCTACGAATATCCCAAGGAATATGTTCGCGACAGAAGAGATCCTTGGCACACCAAGCATCAAGACGATGGTTACTACCCAATTCAGACGCCAGAGAACCAAGCTTTGTATGAAAAGTATAAGGTCATACCCAATCCCAATACGACATTCATTGGTCGCTGTGGCACCTATCAATACCTAGACATGCATCAAGTTATCAATCAATCCATGCAAATAGCAGAAAAATTTATGAGGTCAAATGAAGGACAAGAATAAGAAAAGAAAGAACAACGAATGGTCAGTCGATTATGATCATGAGAAGCAGCCTTACCTTTATCCTCAAGGTGCCAATTCTGCTGCCTTAGACACAGTTGATCGTAAATGGAGTCATTATTACACCACTGAACCAGAAGTTCTTCTTCCTCCAAAAATAATTGAAGTTGATTACAAGTTCGCTGAAGACATCTATCTTGATGAAATCAAGAAGTACATTGATAACACATATAGTGCGCATTACGCCAAGACTAAGTTGCAGGCTTTTGAAGAAATTGTAGATAATGGCTACGGATTGGGCTTTGCAATGGGAAATGTTACTAAATACAACAAACGCTTTGGTAAGAAGAACGGTAAGAACCGTGATGATCTGCTGAAGCAAATTCATTATGCCATCCTGGCGCTATATGCACATGACTATGAATCAGAGGAAGAATGAAGAAGCGAAGATTTAAACAGCCGCCACCAATCAAGAACAAGACTGTTGTTGTCCCTCAAAATCGTGAACGAAAAGACCCTGTAAAACTACCTGATCGAATGGGAATTGAATGGAATATTCCTCTTCAAAATCTTAGACAAAAATCCCTGTTTGTTTGCGCACCGATGTATGGCGGCATGTGCATGGGTTCCTTTGCCAAAAGCTTGGGACTTCTTCAGGCCAAGTGCCAGGAACTTGAGATTCCATTCTATCCTCATTATCTGTACAATGAATCTCTTATTCCAAGAGCAAGAAATTATTGCGCCGATGAGTTTCTGAGAGCAAAAATTGGTCCTGAGCCAGCTCCTGTATTTGATGCTGAAGGTAAACCGGTTCTTGATGAAAAAGGTGAGATCGTAAGACAACCGGACAACCGTCCATTCTTCTCTCACATGCTGTTTATTGACTCTGATATTTCATTCAACCCGGATGACGTCATTGCTATGTTGGGCATCTCTGATGACAACACGAATTTTGACGTCCTGTGTGCCCCTTACCCTAAGAAATGTATCTCCTGGGAAAAGGTCAAAGCCGCAGCTGATATGGGACTTGCTGATGCCAACCCCAACCTTCTTGAACGCTTCATGGGTGACTATGTTTTCAACCCTGTCGCTTCTGAAGATGGTAAGCTCAACCTAGCACAGCCTGTTGAGATTCTTGAAGGTGGCACTGGGTTCATGTTGATCCAACGCAGAGCCTTTAAGAAATTCGCTGATAAATACCCGACTCAGGCGTATCGGCCTGACCATGTACGTACCAAGCAATTTGACGGCCACCGACCAATCATGGCATATTTTGATTGCCCGATTGATCGCGGATATACCTTTGAAGATGTCCATGATCTTATGATCAAGGCAGCAGCCGGTGAGGATGTCAAAGAAGAATTTGCCAAGCTGTTGGAACTTGAAAAACAAGCTTCGCATAGATACTTGTCAGAAGACTATATGTTTTGTCAATGGCTGCGCAAGGCCGGAGGACACATCTACATGTGCCCATGGATTAAATTGCAGCATGCGGGTACACATATATTCGCAGGATCACTAGTAGATTTGGCTTTGATTGGTCAATCACTCACAGCTGATCCTTCCAAGTTAGGAGGAAAAAAGTAATGTTTATCTGGAGTTGGCTTATGGACCTTTGGTTCGGCCCAGTAAAACCAGAGCAGAAAGTAGAAACACTCATCACAAGTTCTAGTGAATGGAATACACCAGAAGAAGCAAGTAAAGTCACATCGGTTACAACTATTGGAGCCGGTGGAGGCGCTGGTGGATCTGGTAAGTCTACCAAGAAATCTACAAAAAAACCCAAAGCAACGATTGAAGGCGACGCTAAACTATTGTATACTAATGAGAATGAGAAGCAGAAGGTTCTTCCTGCTTCAAAAAATACCAAGCCAAAGAAGGGAAAGTAATTCTACGTTATGAAATTTGACGCCAAGACACTTGATGTACTGAAGAATTTTTCTACCATTAATCCTTCACTGAAATTTGAAAAAGGCAATGTGTTGAAGACCATTTCGCCGATTAAGACGATCTTGTCACAAGCTCATGTTACTACCTCAATTGAGGAAACCTTTGTGATCGGAGAGCTCGGTCGCTTTATGTCCGCGCTCTCCCTATTCCAAGATCCGGAAGTGATCCTTGGAGAAGAAAGCTTGATCATTACCGATGGTAAAGATAAGCTGAAGTATCTCTATACTCCTGAGAACGTGATCACTCTCCCGCCTGAGAAGCCGATTGCTTTTCCGGCTCCTGACGTGCAGTTCACCTTGACCAACGAAATGTTCCAGACCGCGCGTAAGGCTATGGCAGTTCTGTCATTGCAGGAAATGGCTCTGATTGGTGAGGATGGTAAGCTGATCGTCCGTGCCCATGACGCCAAGGGCTTGTCAAAGGACACCTACTCTATTCCGATCGGTGAAACTGACAAGAAGTTCAGCGTTGTATTCAAGGCTGAAAACTTGAAGCTGATGCCGTTTGATTACGAAGTTTCGATTTCGTCAAAGGGTATTTCCTGGTTTAAGAATGACGATATCCAGTACTGGATTGCTATTGAGAGCGCATACTCAAAGTTTGAATAAAATTCTAAGGATACATAATGGAAGCTTTGAAAGATATCCTCTGGGTCGAAAAGTACAGGCCCAGAGATATCAAAGACGCAATTCTACCAAACTCAATCAAGAAGACGTTCCAGAAATATATCAAAGAAGGCCAGGTGCCGAACCTGCTTTTATGCGGCACGGCTGGAACAGGTAAGACTACGGTGGCCAGAGCTGTCCTTGAACAGCTGGGCTGCGAATATATCATGATCAACGGCTCGCTTACCGGCAACATTGAAACCCTACGCGTTGATATCAAGAACTTCGCCTCCACTGTCTCAATTATCGCCGGTGGCCGAAAGTACGTCATCCTAGACGAAGCTGACTATCTCACCCATCACACGCAGCCTGCTCTCCGTAACTTCATGGAGGAATANCTGCTCTCCGTAACTTCATGGAGGAGTACAGTAACAACTGTGGGTTCATTCTGACTTGCAACTACAAAAGCAAGATCATTGGGGCGCTGCAATCCCGGTGCGCAGCGGTGGAGTTTAGGATCCCCAAGAAGGAGAAGGCAGAGCTCGCCAAGGCGTTCATGAAGCGCTGCATGGATATCTTGAACCTTGAAGGCATTCCGTTTGATAAGGTTGTTCTGCAGCAGGTCATTCTGAAATACTTCCCGGATTGGCGCAGAGTTCTTAACGAGCTCCAGCATTATTCCGCCAACGGTTCGATCGACTCTGGTATGTTGACCAACTTCACTGATGCCAGCGTCAAGAAACTCGTTGAGCTTATGAAGGAGCGAGATTTCAACGCTATCCGTAAATGGGTAGGAGAGAACGCCGACATCGACTCAGTGGAGCTTTTTGAGAAGCTGTATACCCATGCCGCCGAGATCACAGATCAGCGATCGATACCGGTGCTAATTATGCATTTGGCTAAATATCAGTATCAAAGCTCTTTCGTAGCTCTGCAGGAGATCAATACGATGGCCTGCATCACGGAAATAATGTCGGATTGTACCTTCAAATGATCTATCGTTTCCTTGTTTGGCTGAAATCTTTTCTTTCTCACAGCACAACTTGTCAATTGTGCCATGAAAGAACCGAGTATGAAGACTCGGCTGTGATTAAAGTCAAGCATGGAAACGGCGCTATTTTTGACATGATCATCTGCAACAACTGTGCAGACAAATTGGAAAGTCATAAAATTTTATAATGCATACGCTGTTTGGTGAAATCCCTGATACTATTGAAGAGCCCACGAAGAAGTCTGATGAGAAGACGCTGAAGATCTGGGACCTTCTAGACGACCTCAAGTTCAATAAAAAGAACCTCTCCTCAGAAGAAGACTTTGAAAAGCTGTATCAGCCTTTCATGGTCAACAAAGGCATGTCCCAGCTCTCGGCAACCATCATGTATGCCAATGAAATGAACATGTCGTATCATCTGAATAAGAAGATGCAACATGACTTTTATTTCTACATGGT